TGCCTGCAAATTCAAGCCATACGCGCAGCTTGCAGGATGCACAAGCAGCACGTCAATTTCGCCGTTGTTCCATGCGTCCTCATCGGCAGGGCCTTTGAAAACGCGAACGCGCAGCTTGTCTTTGCGGCCTTTGTTGTACTTCTCAAGGCGCTCCAGAATCCTGTCGCGGTCATGCTGATACCCGTAGAATGTCAATGCAGGCTCACCGTCAAGACGCTCCAGAAGCTCCATATATGCGTCCAGCTTGCAGTCGTGTACCGGCACCACATGGCCCTCAGTGCTGTAGACAGCGCCGTTGCAGAACTGCAGCAGCTTGCCCACAAGCACGGCGGCGGTGCTGGCGGTCACAACTTCCTCATCGACCTCAAGCAACAGATCACGCTCAAACTGCTTGTAGGCTTTCATGGCCTTTTCATCAAGCATCACGGGAATTTCATGCTGCACATTCTCAGGCAGTTGCAGGTAGTCCTCCGCTTTCATGCTGATACAAATGTCAGAAATTGCAGAAAGCACCGCGTCCTCAGCACCCTGCTTGGCCTTGTAGCTGTAGATCTGCGTGCGGCTCCGCTGGTCAGGGTCAAAATATCGTTCCCTGTACGCGCCCAGCGTCGGCCCCAGACGTTCGCCGCCGTCCAGCAGATACACCTGCGCCCATAGGTCAATCAAGCCCTTAGAGGATGGTGTGCCGGTCAGCAGCACGACCTTTTTGGCAAACCTGCGGATGCGCCGCATGGCCTTGAAACGCTTGCTGGCGGGATTCTTGAAGCTGGTACTTTCATCAAGCACAATCATGTCAAAGGGCCATGCCTGCTTGTAATAGTCCACCAGCCACTCAACGTTTTCGCGGTTGATGATATACACATCTGCGGGGGTGTTGAGGGCCTTGATGCGCTTTGTGGCGCTGCCAAGCACCGTTGAAATTTTCAGGTGCTGCAGATGATCCCATTTTGCAGCCTCTTTGCTCCATGTGGCCTCAGCAACCTTTTTGGGGGCAACCACCAGCACCTTGCACACCTGCCATCTGAAATACTTGAGAATATTGACGGCTGACAGTGTTATGACGGTTTTGCCCAGTCCGGGCCGCAGGAACAACCCAACCGCAGGATCTTCCACTACGCGCTGAATGCAGTATGTTTGATAGTCGTGCGGTGTGTATTTCACGGTTATGCCTCCCACATATTCACAAAGGCATCAACCTTTGCTTTGGTGTCAATGCAGTACACCTTGAAGCCCAGCGCACGGATCAACCCACACACATAATTTTGCAGCCTGCGCATTCGTTCGCCGGGGGCCTTGGTTTCTACGAAGCACACACGCGCACCCGGCAGTAAGATGATTCTGTCAGGCACCCCACTCATACCGGGGCTTACAAACTTGAGTGCCATGCCGCCCAGTCGGTTTTTCACCTGCTTGCACAGATAGCGCTCAACCTCTTTTTCAAGCATCGTTTTGCCTCCTGTGGATTTTCAAAACTTTAACTTTCAAACTTTTTTGCCTGTTACAAGCTGTTACATCAATACATTTTCCTATATATATTTCAAATTAGGCGGGTTAGGGAGTATATAAATCCTCTATTCTCTCTAATCTGTCTAATTTTATATTTAATAGAAAAAAGATGTAACAATGTAACAGGAGGCCAAAAAGCCTGTATTTTCAAGGGTTTCAGCCGTTACATTGAATGTAACACCGATGTAGACACGTAACACTGAATGTATCAAGATGTAACACACAATGTAACAGCCGTTTTTCTAACTTTTTGGGGCATTTTCGTTTTCAGAATCAGCACCGAAAATGAAGCCCCTCTGCAGCCCGCAGTAGCCAAAGCGCCTGCCGTTTGGGGTCTTTCTCCACCCCTGCGCCGCTTCAATTACAGCGTTGATTTCCTGTGTATCAGCGTAGCGGATCTCTTTCTGATTGCCGTTGAAAGCCTCGCACCACACCTCAAGGGCGCATACCTTGTCACGGTCAACCAGTTTGATGTCACCCTGCACGCTGCCTGCCCAGAACATTCTGCGCTTATCCAGCGGCCATGCGGCCCAGTCCTCAGGCACCTGCTTGCTGATAAAGTCAAGGATGATGCCCTCACGGGTGCCGGTTTCGCGGTGTTCCTCCTGCTTTTCCTTGGCCGCAGCTTCAAGATCCCCGCACAGGTACAGCGGCTCACCCGTGCGCCAGCGCACGACGGCCTCAGCCCATAGCTGGTCAAGCTCCTGCGGCAGATCAGCCCACACGCTCTTGCTGTGCGCAGCAATGCCAACATCGACCGGCCAGAAACGCCGGTTGCCGGTGCGGTCTTGCAGATAGTCAGCGGTGTTGGTGGTGCCGAAAAACACACAGGAGCGCGGCATTTCTTTCACGTGCCGCCCATAGGCAGCTCTAAAGCGGTCAGTGCGTAGAGAAAGAAATTGCTTGATGCGCGCAACATCTGTGCGCCTGAAAGCATCCAGCTCACCGATCTCAACCAGCCAAACGCCCTGCAGCAGCTCAGATGCCTCTTTTCCCTCAAAGGTGCGAATGCTGTCATTAAACCAGCCGTGGCTCATCTTATCCAGCAGGGTGCTCTTGCCGATGCCTTGCGGCCCCGACAGGATCAGCATATTGTCAAACTTGCTGCCGGGCGCCATCGCGCGCGTAACCGCAGCGGTGAATGCCTTGCGGGTCACAGCGCGGGTGTACGGGGTATCTGCTGCGCCCAGATAGTCAATAAAGAGGGTGTCAAGGCGCGGCGTGCCATCCCACTTGAGGCTGGAGAGGTAGTCCTGCACCTCATTGAAAGCGTGGGCGGTGGAATGCAGCGAGAGGGCACTGTCGATCTTGCCGTTGCCGGTGATGTGATGATAGCGCTCCATGTACCAGTACAGGCCGTTGTTGTCGTTGTCATCCCAGAGGCGGCGGTGTTCGCGGCCGTCCCACGGCAGCGGCCCCAGCACCTCACCACGACCGGCAAAGCGATTGAGGGCAAACTTGCCCTTGAGCAGCGGATCGTTTTCAAGGATGATCCACACATTGTCCATTGTGGATTTCGGCAGGCCCGTCTGACTGTTGACGGCCAGCTTGCTCATCCAGTTTGCTGCGTCATCGTCGTTGGTAGCTGCAACGCCCTCAAAATCTTTCACGGCCTCTTGGTATCGCTCCTGCGTCATCAGTGCAGCAACGTCGGCATTCTGCACGGCCAGCTCACACATGGCCTGATAGGAGGGGAGGCGGTTGTTGGGGGTGCCGGGCTGGGCCTCATCATCCTTGTCACCGAAGCGATGCAGGCGCACAAGGTCAAAGGCGTTCACCAGCTTGCCGCTGCAGGGGTCTGTGGCATGATGGCTGTACAGGAATTTGCCGTTGTCGTAGATCACCGCGCCGCCCGTCGTAGAGCCGCCCAGATAGGTGTAGCGTCCGGGCATGGTGTCAACCGGCTCATAGATGCCGGGGATCAGTTCCTCCATCGCGCGGTAAATGTCGTATGTACGGCAGAACGCGCCGACAACACCGGCCTTTGCCTCAGGATCACCCTGCTTGACGGCCAGCTTTGTAGGAAGATTTTGCGCGCCGGGCACCTGTGGCCATTCTGTGCAGTCACGCCAGTCTGCGTACTGCGCCAGCAGGCCGTTGGCAGACAGCAGCGGCTTGTCTTTCCACACGTAGATGTACTGACTATCTGAACAGCAGGAGGGCCAGTACATCAAGCGCGACACCTCAAACGTTGTCGGATCACACAGGTCAATGCCGATGTATTCAGCCATCTTGCGTGCCAGCGGCTCATATTCGTCAGCGGAGGCCGTGCGGTCAAGGGGCAGCAGGATGCGCAGACGCGGCCCTGCGGGGCTGTGCTTGCGGGTGGAGTACACGCAGTACCCGCACCCCAAGCCCTCTACACGGCGCAGCACGTTCTCTGTGCCGCCTGCGGGAATGTTGTCAAGGTCAAGTGTGATGAGATCGCGGCCTGTGACATTGTTGGCCTTGCGGCGCGGCCCGTTGAGCGTGCCTGCCATGAAGCCGCCCACGTCCTTGAGGTCATCCTGCTGGGCCTTTTTCATGTTCAGATATTCGGCCAGCGTTTCTGTACCTCTCGCGGGTGTCTGCAGCCGTGCCCACAATTCAGAAAGCATCATCGTGAGCGGTTGCCAGCTCATGGCGCGCCGGTTGTTACCGGCTGAAATTGTTATTTTTCTGTCGTGTTGCATGGCGGCACCTCACGTTTGAACTGCTTGCAGAGATTATGTGCGGGTTTCCAGCAATGGGTGATGCGGCACTTGCAGATGGTGTAACGGGGCCTTTCTGTGAAAAGACGGCGCTGCACATTTGCGCAGGTCATGCAGCATCTGCGGGTGAGCCTGACGCGCCAGAAGAACAGCGCGTGCGCCCGTACAACTCTCCAAAGAGCTTTTGCTTGCTTCACTTTTCAGGCACCCCCTCCAGCCGCTGCTCAAGGCGGCGCAGCTTGTCGGCCTTGATGGTGTCCACCTCAGAGCGGTTGTGGTAGATGATGCGCAACTGCTCCAGCATGATCTCAACGTCGGCCATTTCCTCAGAGATCGCGCTGGAATTGTCCGCGCCCCTGATACTCTTGGAAAGCTCTTTGATAAGCTCTGACATTTCCTCCATGCACATAATGAGTTGGGAGATCTTGCCGTATTTCTTGATAGCTGCAGAATAAACATCTTTCGTTTTCATAGTCACACCTCCTGCACGGGCATCCGCACAGCGCGGTCATCCCAGTATTCCGTAGCGCCCACTTTGCGCGGGCAGGTGCCAAATGCCTCAATCCATTCGGGGAGGCTTTCGTTGATCGCGTCGAAGCGCAGGCCCCAGCTCCAGCAGGCCATGACAGCATCCTGCAGCAGCTTACCCTCGCGGCACGTCCACAGGATCAGGCCAGCGCCGCCATCCTGCTCAGCGAGTGCCTTGTTGATGACGGGCCAGTTGGGGGAGCCTATGCCGGGGTATGCGTTCTGGCACAAGCAGCCGTCAAAGTCAATGGCAATCGCTTTTTTCATCGGAAACACCTCCCACTCTTTTTGTCACGCAGCTCAATGCGGTTGATAAGCTCAAAACCGCTGAGGGAAATGATGTACTTGAGCACTTTGATGAGGGCATTCACTCTGGCATCCAGCTCTGCATTTTCTTCCTGCTGGATATGCCTGATTGCGGTGTACGCCGTTGGATCTGTGTAACCCTCAGCGTTTTCCCACGGTTTCGGGGTCATCAGCCAGCACCTCCTTTTGCCATTCTTCAAGATCAGCGCCCAGCTCTTTGAGCTTATAGCGCTCAGGGTAAGTGTCATCCATTTGGTAGTAGTCGCGCATACGGCGGTGCTCTGCGGCCATTGCAAGATAAAACCTGTGCAGCCGCTTCACGCCGAAGCCCAGATGCCGGTGCAGCGTCCACAGCACGACAGCATCAACGTCAAGTGATAGCCGGTCATCAGCCTCAAGGCACTGTTGGTTGATCTCATGCAGCATGGCGGTTTCCATTTCAGGGGTCATCACGGCCTTGCCCAGTGCCGACAACTTAATGTTGAGGGTAGGATCTTTGGGCGCCTGCACGCCCTGCCTCTGCAGATTTCGCCGCTCACGCCTGTTCATTCGATGGGCCTTTCCGTGGCAATCTCACCGGCACAGGCGGCGTAACCAGCCAGATCAACAAAGCTGTCAGGGCTGGAGCCGGTGGCAATGCGGGCCACTTTGAGCAGGGCCACTTTGAGCAGGGCCATCATCGCGCCAGCGTCTTTGGCCGTAATGCCGTTGATGGGGAGCCTGATTTCAGGATGGGCCGCTCTGAGGTAAACGCCCCAGAGCAGTCCGATGGTTTCAAAATTGTTTTCGGGTGTGCCGTAGTCCTGCTCACGCTCACCACAAACGCAGCGGCGTGCGGCCTCTAAAATTTCAGATCGTTTCATAGTCATGCCTCCTTGATGTCATCAAATATAACAGGCACCGCCGCTTTTGCCTGCTGGAGCGCCAGCAAAGCAACCTCGCGCATTTGCGGATGGGCCGCAGGGCCTGTGCGCAGCTTGAAAAAGTGCCGCCATTCGCGCAGATCTGCGGTCATGTAAACCTCTGTTTTGAGGCTGTTGGGCAACACCGCCCGCGCCTCCTGCGGCGAGCAGCCATAATCAAGCAGATCAAAATAGGCGGTTTCTGCCGTCGCGCAGGAACGCCGCCAGATGGCATAGCCGTGCGAGTGTGCGTCCAGATAGAGGGGCTTGATGACGGTGATCTCATTGCCAAAGCCGTCTTTGCTGTAATTACAGTAGCGCGTGCTTTCTTGGCAGTAGGATGCCAAGCGATGCCGCACAAGCTCATGCGACACGCCACGGTCACACACGAACTTCACGGAAAAAGAAGCGTGCTCCAGAACGGCCTCATGGCCGCGTTTGATGATGCCGCGCACAAAGTCATCAGCGCTGTTCTCGGTGATCCTGCCCTCGGATTTGTAGCAGATGCGCCCGCACCGTTCAATGTGCCGCAGTATGTCAGCGCCGCTCATTGGCAGCTCGATTGTTGCAGAGGGGTCAATGATTTTCATTTTTGATTGCCTCCTTTTCGATTTCAGCACTAAAGCGTGCATCAAGCTCAAACACGCCACGGGGCTCACCCTTGTAAAAGCCTTTCATGGGGCGCTCCATCTGCATTTGCAGCTTTTTGAGCTTTTCCCAGTAATCTGGCATGAGCTTTTTTATATTTTTAAGCTCTTTCAGGTTTTTGTTGCAGCAGCACCAGCACGATACATCGTAGAGAAACGGCTGGTCAGGATGCAGCTCCTTATATGTGACGCCTTTTGCTGCAAGCAGCGGCAGGATCTTATCACGGGTGTTGTAGATAGCTTGGAACTCCATGCCAGTGTCATAAAACACCACCTCATCAATGGGGGAGCCGGTGTCCAGCAGTTTCAGCAGCATTGCGGTGCTGTCCTTTGCCCATGACACGGATGCCATATAATAATTCACGGTTTGCACCTCCAAATGCAGATCATTGAGCCAAATAGGGGTTTGCCGGTTTCTTTGCCGTTGTCAAGAAATGACACACGGCCCTTGAGAAAGCGGATCTCTGCTTTGCCGTAGATGTAGGAATGAAAAAGCTCTGTGTCCGTTCGCGCGGGCAGCAGCGCCACAACAGTTGTGTTGGGCTTTTGCGCCTCTGCTGCGCATTTTTGCACCCACGCGATTTGACCGGGGTTTGTGCTGGTCTTGCGGGAGTAGGGAGGATTGCAAAACACGATCTCCCCCCCCCAGTCCTGAATCAAGCCATTCTCGGCGGGTGTGTAGTGCTTGCGGCACTTTGCCGTCTGGTGTGTGCAGCAGGGGTCAAGTGTAAAATGAAATTCCGCGTTGAGCTTGTCAAAAAGCCAGTGCGGGGTTTCCCAGTCATCCTTGCCGGTCGATGTCATTGCGGCAATCGTCGTTTCCGTCATTGTCGGCCTCCTTTGCCAGTTCATCTGATAGAAAAATCTCCGCTGCAAGCTCAAAGCCAAGCCGCAACATTTCAACGCCCCATGAATAGATCAGCGCGCCCGGCGCATGATCTTCTGGGGGTGGGAGAACTCGGACAAAATCAGGCTCAGCCAGTTTTGCATAGGCTTTCTCATTGAGGGCCATAATCAGGCCAAACGCCTCAGGGCTTACGTCCTCAAGGGTCTTTTCTTTCGTGTTCACGGGTCAAACCTCCTTTGCAGGTAAGAAAAACAGCTTTTCTGTTACAGAAAATTGATTGCTTTTGTTTCGGTCAAGCGTGCGGGTAAATTTACGCTCCCACACGCACTGAATATCTGGAGGGGCCTCCTGTTCACTCACAAAAACGGTGTGGCCAGTGTCAGCAAGCAGGCGCATGGCAATCCAAAATTCAGCGCTGTCGAAGCGGTCACCGTGGTAGCCGGTAGTGTTGTTGTACGGTGGATCTGCGTAGATGACAGCGTGCGGCGGGATGCACACTCTGCGATAGTCGGCGCACACAAACGTGGCATCTTGCAGAGTTGCCATGTCTTTCAGCAGGGAGCGCTTGCTTTGCGCGGCATAGTTGGTGCCGGTGGCGTTTCGTGCATAGCCGCCAAACCATTTGCCGCCGAAGCTGCACCCGAAGCCCACAAAGCCTGCCAGCGTGGGATCATCGTCTTTGTGTTCTCTAATATGTCGGTACTGTTCGGGTGTGATGGATTCTGGCAGCTCATAGCCGCGCTGCACACCCTGCAGCAATGCAATGAGGTATTGGTGGCGGTCATTGAGGATCTTGCGTGAAAAGCCCTGCACTTTGCTTTCAACGGCACAACTGCCGCAGAAAAGACTGACAAAGCAATCCCCCCCCCTCACTGAGATCACGCTTGCGATGTCCTGCGCAATTCTGGATTTGCCGCCTTGGTATCTCATGTTGCCCCCCCCGTCATGCTGATAATGTCCGCGATTGACTGCGCAATGCGGCTCTTGCCGCCCATGTATTGCACCGTCAATCAGTCCTTTCTAAAGAAGCCGCCCACCCAGCCGTCAGCGTTGAGCGGCAGGTCAGGTGCCCACGGGATAGGCTGGCGCATGATGTTTACAACCTTATCCAGCATCGTGTCAGGATCTGCAAAGGGTGCAACATCAATCACAACCTCATCGTGCACGTGGAACACAACCGGCAGGCCCGCAGCCTCAAGGTGTTCAATGGCACCGGCCAGCGCGTCACGGGCAATGGCCTGCACGCAGTTTTCAACCAGCTTGCCGCCGTAGGTTTCGATGGTTTTCCAGCGCTTTGTTTTCTGATCCATGCCCATGTATGCAATCGACGGATTGCCCCATTGATTTTGGCCTATACTGGGGCTGACATAGTAGAGCTTGCGTCCTGAGGGGAGCCGGATGGTGAAAACGTCGGTTTGCTGGTTGTAGTCGAACTCACGGGAAAGCAGCAGATTGCGAACGCCCACGGTGCCGCCGCCTGAGATCACCTGCACAGCAGCGTTGTCCATCGTGTACCACAGATCACGGATGCGGCTGTTTGCGTCACGCCAGCGGCTCACAATGTCGGGCAGATCTTCCTCAGGGATGCCCATATCAAGAGCACCCATGTTGATAAGTGCGCCGGTGCTGCCCTGATAGCCCAGCGCCAGCTCTGCAACCTTGCCTTTCTGCCGCAGGGAATACTCAGGGTTGCCTTTCTTGATAAGCTCAATAGGCACGCCGAACATCTGAGAAGCGGATGCTTCATAAATCTTGCCGTGGGTGCGGAACACTTCAAGCCGCCATTGTTCACCGGCCAGCCATGAAATGACGCGCGCCTCAATCGCGGAAAAGTCGGCATCAATGAGCACATGGCCGTCAGGGGCAATGAATGCGGTGCGGATGAGCTGGCTGAGGGTGTCAGGCACAGAGCCGTAGATGAGCCGCAGGGCATCAAGGTTTTTCTGCTTCACAAGATCACGGGCCAGCGGCAGCGGCTCTGTATAGGTGCGCGGCAAATTCTGCACCTGCACCAAGCGGCCTGCCCATCTGCCGGTGCGGTTGGCTCCGTAGAACTGGAGCAGTCCGCGCACACGTCCGTCAGGGCACACAGCGGCCTCTATCGCGTCATATTTCTTGGTGGATGTCTTGCCAAGCTCCTGCCTGATCTCAAGCATCCGCTGCACCTGCGGGCTGTTGCCCTCCTTACCGAGAAGCCGTGCAACGGTATCCTTGCGCAAGTCGGTCAGTTCCTCATCCATTTCTTTCTGCAGCCAGCCGGTAAGCTGCGCCACGCTGTTTGGGTTGTCCAGCTTGGATACATCAGCGGCCTCTTTCATCAGGCTTTCACGCACGGTGTTGCCCAGATACAGCGCGCCGTGCACAAAATCCATGTCAACAGCAACGCCACGTGCATTGATGAGCAGATCCGTTTCCCATTGCTTTTGCACCCAGTCGGG